TCAGGCCATCTTTCTGATGGCATCTGACAGGTGTTCCGGCGACAAGTGAGCATAGCGCCGGGTCATCGCCATGGAGCTGTGCCCAAGCACCTCCGACACGGTGTGAAGGGGCACGCCAGCCTGGACGAGCCATGAGGCGCATGTGTGCCTCAAATCGTGCCAGCGGACGTGTTGCAGGCCGCACGCCTCGCGCGCCTTGGCCCACGAATCGCGCACCTGATCGTCTGAGGCGCCGAGCGGGAGCCGCGCCGCAATTCCTTCCACCTTCGGGTGCAGCGGCACCAGCTGCAGCGTCCGCGTCTTGCTGGTGCGGTCCAGGTGGATGAACCCGCCACGCACATCATGGGCCGTCAGTCGTAACAAATGCCCGCGCCGGATGCCCGTGTACGCCGCCAGCCGCACGTAGTCGCCAACGGCAGGATTCGGGCAAGCCCTCGCCAGCGCCTCGACCTGATCGAGCGTCAGGAACGTCTCGCGGGGCTTCTCGGGCAGCAGCCCGATAGCAGCTGGCCGCTCCAGCCATCCCCACTCTCGCCACGCCATCCGGCTGATCTGCCGCAGGATGCGCCCCTTGTGGTTGACCGTGGCTGGAGCCTTCCCGATCTCCGCCGCCTTGATCTCAGCCCATACCTGCGCAACCTCGGAAAGCTTCCGTCCTTTCACGTAAGGGTAGAGCGCCCGGACATGTGAGTTGGTCTTCTTCTCAGATCGCAACCGGGGAAGGTGTTCAACCTGCCACCGGTCGATGGCGTCCGTTATCTTTCGTTCCGGCTGCTTACCAGACGCAATGCCTTGGAGCTGCTGGAGCCACGCGGCTTCGAACTCGCGCGCGGTGCTCCGCGTCCAATGCCGAGACGTTTTTCGATACGTTCTTCCGCCGAATCCAACGGTAACCTGATAGCTTCCATTGGGACGCTTGGTGACTGGCATTGTGTCTTTACCTTGCACTTGCCTAGCCATACGGCCAGGTCTACGGGGTGAATCCTGTCCGACTTCGGCCCTTGACCCAATCGGCAGGCTGCCAACTCGCCATTGTCGATGGCGCGGCGAAGGGTTCGGGGGTGGCAGGCGCAATGTTCAGCCGCCTGCGCCAGGGTCATCAACTTCTCAGCTGCCGACATTGATGGATCTCCAATACTTTCCACGACCGATATGAGACACATTCGATTGCGTGGTCCCGTAAATTGCTGCTATGTCCTTCTGCATCATCTGCCTGGATTTCACCAAGTCCCTTATCTCTAATACGTCTTGATTGGTGAGCTTGGCAGAGCCATGAGACTGGCCTCTGAGGTTGTTCCCGCGCCCCTTGCGCTCTCGATCATCGGCGTTCGCCTTTGGATCTCCTAGGAAAAGATGTTCCGGGTTGACACACCCCGGGTTATCGCAGGAGTGACAGACATGTAGACTGCCAGGATCTTCGCCTTTGAAGATGAGCCATGAAGCGCGATGGGCTCTCCACCTTCTAAATATCCCATACCCCCGGACTTTGCAGGCCTTCCATTCCCAGCATCCATCTTCTTGGACATCAACTTTCTCCATGAAGGATTGCTTAGGGAGATCTACATCTTCCCGTGGCCTTGCGATTCCCATCACTTCACCTCCGGGCGAGCGGAGAGCATGTAGGCCCAGGTCCGGCGAGTACCGTCGTTCGTAGGCGAATCCATGACCAGCGGCGCATCGATCATTGCCGGCGACGGCTCCACCGGCACCAGCACGAAACCAGCGGGCGGCGTGAGGGCGGCGCGGTTGCCCATAAACTCGACTACTGATCGGGCCTTAGCCAGCGATTGTTTTGATGGGAATGGCGCTCCGCTGATGATCTTTGCGACCTCTCCGACGGTCATCGCCATGCTCATCTCCCGCGCCCTCTGTTCAACGTCCATCGTCGGTCTCCTTTCTATAAAGCTTGCGTGGTTCTTTATAGGAAACAGCACTCGGCGCGCTGCTGATCGGCTTCCAGGTCATGCGGTCCTCCATTGCAGCGGTGAGCAGCTGGTCAGCCATTGGTCTGACCTCGCTCTGCCTTCCGTATCTCCCTGATCGCTTCATTGAAGCCATCGAGGTGCCCCTTGCTGTATGGATCGGGGAGCCCGTGTGGATCGTCCAAACCGTAGTCAGCACGGGTCCTGCGCTTGATCGCCAAGGGCTTGGGTGTGGCCTCTTCTTGCGGCGGGAAATCGACGAGGGCTTGCCGCAAGGAAGCATGGGCATCCAGCAGACGTCCGTCTGTCAGCGGGACCTGATTCAATAGGGCGACGGCATTCATCACTGATTCGTAGAGGCCGCTCATTTGCCCACCGCCTTTCCGTCGATCAGGGCCAGCAGTTCGCGCAGCAGCCCGGCGTCTTCGACGTGGCTTGTAACATCAGAGCGGCGCGCCCAGCCGCTCGCACGCAGCAGAGCGTGCCGGTACTTACCCAGGTCCACGGCCTGCGCGGGCGGTGCGGCGTAGAGCTTGGAGCCAGGCCGCAGGCCGTTCCGCTCCACCAGCGGTGCAATCGGACCCGAGCCGAACCAGAACAGAGCGAAGTCGGGGCCAACCACCGCAACCGGCTCCTGCCCCACCGGCTGGCGGGCGGCGAGGTGCCGCATGTTCGGGCATTCGGCGGTGTGCAGCTCACCCTCCGGCTGGGCACAGCAGCCGTAGATGCGAACGGGCTGGCGGGCGGCGAGGGCAGCTTCCAGTTCGTGCGCGCACACGTCCAGCGATTCGGCCACCACGCTGAACTCATTCTTGCCAAAGCGCTCCTTTGATTCGCGCCTCCACTTGGCTGTCAGCTCCGTCAGCTCATTCCCCTGACCACCCGGGGAGGGCTGAACAGTTGCGCCGCATGCATGACACCTACCATCGGCGGGCACCCGGGCGTAAGTCATGCCGCAGTGCTTCACAGGGCAGTGCGCTGCCTGAGCATCCGGGGAGGGCTGGGCGGAGAGGTAGATTTCCACAACCCGAGCTGCGACCGCCTTTGCCTTGTCGGTCGACTCGACTGCGCCGGGAATCGCATAGGCCATTCGGGTCAGAAGCTCGTCGCTGATCGTGACACGGGCCTGATCCCCCAGCCTCACCCTCCCACCGGGCCGCACGTCCGCCAGGGTCTTGTTGTCGGTGGTCATGCGGATGCTCCTTGAGATTTGATCCGTTCGACTATTCGGGATGTGTGCAAGTAGCTCTTGCCAGTCTCTTTGGCAATCTTCGATACGCTCAGACCAGCAGCCATCAGCTCAGCAACACGTCTCTCAAACTGTTCTGCGTTCCGTTTGTCCGATCTACTAGACATCCTGGTCACCCACTGTTGGACCGAGCAGTGATCTGGCGAGATTTAGCAGGTGGTCATCCCCATCGAATCCATTTCGGTAAGCGCTGACGTAGTCCGCAACAAAGCTACTCAGCCGCTCCACCTCCGCGCGCAGGCGGGCTACCTCTGCCTCGTGGTCGGAGTCGAGGACGATTTCACCGCCACGCGACTCGTCCCCGTTCCAGTGGTATCGCTTGATCTTGCTCATTCGATATCTCCCAAGATTCGGCGCAGTTCCAACGCGATCCGGTTCTGCTCGATCTGCTCGTCGCTGGCATTGGCCCACTTGCCTTCGTAGGCCAGCTGATCGGCATAGTCGGACACAGCCGCGACAACTTCGTTCAGTCGAGCGATCTCGTCCTGCAGCTCTTCCAGATGCTGTTTAGCCTTCTCCCGACGCTCGTCCTCCACGAACTCGCGATAGACGGAATCGGCCACGGCGCTCCAATCGGTATCCGCGCTCATCACCAGCCCCCCTGCATGCGGATGAATGGAATGTCGTCGTCGGCGAACTCGTTCTGAGGCGCATTGTCCGTAGCCCTCTTCGGCCGCTCGCGCTGCTCCTGACCGCCCTTTCGGGAGCTGGTGCCGCCGCCCTGGTTCGGCTTCCACTCGTCCACTGCGGCGTACCACTTTCCGTTCTGTGACACCTTCACGTCGAAGTTGATCCACTCGCCTTGTTCGGTGCCAAGCCATGCGATCAGGTCTTCACGCTTGATCGAGCCGCGAGCCATGATGTAACTGGGGGCTTTCTCGTGCGGCGCCTTGAAGGTCAGGCCGCTGATGAATTTCACGTCGCTCATTGCTGTTCCTTGTTCTGGAGTTCTGCGATCTTTGCCTCTACCTCGGCGTCGGCCTTGCGGATTTCTTCGGACAGTTGCTTGATGGCTTCCTCGTCGCGGGTGACGCGGCGAATAGCCTGCTGCAGGTTCTCAGGCCAGCGCGGGTCGTAGCTGTAGGCGTCAACCCATTCGCGGCCAGTGACCATGAGCTGGTGCTGCAACTGCCAGCGGTATTCGTCGGCGTGTGCGCCAGTCAGGATCGCGTCCAGGTGCTTTGCCATTGCGGACGGGCACTTGATCTCGACCAACCCGTCATCTCCAACCAGCCCATCAGGTGAGCAGCCCGTGTTGGGGAGCCACTCGCAGGCGATGAACCCGGTTTCGACCACAGGCTGCCCGGTGTTGAAGCTGTAGGCATCGCGTGCCTCGCCCTCCAGCTCGATGCCACGATCCATGGCTGCATTCCGGTAGCCTTCGACTGCCTGCCCGGTGATTCGCTCAGCCACGAGGGTGGCGATCAGGTTGGCGCGGGCAGTACCTGGGCCGGTCTTGGTTCGCGCCATCAGGTCAGCGGCTCGGGAGGCGGTGAACTTGCCCGCCCTTGCCTGAATCCAGTCCTGTGATTCCTGAGCGGCGTTGGCCTTCACTTGGCGAACTCCTTCGCCTTGGCCGACCAAAGGGCGCGGATCTTCTTCAAGGCCTGAGCTGGGATGCCGGTCTGTGACCGCAGGTCATTGCCAATCCGATCAAGCACGGTCTTGTCAGCCGCACCGTTGATAGCAGCAGCCCACTCGCTGATATCGAAGCCAGTCACAGATGCAAACGCGTCGTCGTCCTCGCCGTGGCTGGTCAGGTTCAGTAGGGCAGACGCGGTATAGCGCTTGCCATAGCTGACGCTGGATGCCACTGCCTGGACGGCATTCTTGTTGCCGCTACCGTCCGCTGGCAGGTTGATGGTCGTCTCTTCACGGTGGCCGCTACGGTGGGTCAGAACGCCAGTCACGCTCACGCCGTTGGAGCAGTCGGTACGGAACGATAGGGCGAAGCCGAAACGCTTCATGATCGGCTTGATGGCCGCGTTAATGTCCTCCCACAGGGCGTAGGTGTACCGGCCAGCTGCGTTGCCACGCTCACCGATGGAGGGCAGTGTGTCCTGCATCTCGGCCAGATCAGCGGAAAACTCGGCCTGTGCGCGGCGGCTCTCGATTCGCTCATACATACCCATCAGGCGTTCCATCTTGTCCACGTCCGTGTTCGGATCGGACGCAGCGCGGGAGATGACGGCCAGAATCGCGGAGCCTTCAGCTACCGTCTGAACCGGATGATCGTTTTGGGTAGCGACTACTGCGTTCATGTGTGCCTCGTTGAATAGTTGCCAGCTTGCGGACCCGTCTGGCGCGGGTCCCTGTCGTGGGGAGCGACAGGGCAGGGGATTTGTCTATCGCCGTGATGCGAACAGCGCGCCGATCAGCGAGAGGATCAGCACAATCCCGATGATCGCGATGGTGACCGACGCTGAAATCCAGATCGGAGACAGCACCCACCACCATGACCAGGCGATGAAGCCGGTCAGCTTCAAGGTGATGAAAACTAAGGTCAGCAGCCCGACGAAGCTGATGCCGCCAGTGCTGGGAGAGGAAGAGTTGGACATTGCTGATTCCTTGATTGATTCAGGGATTGGGTGGAGGGGCCGGTGGTGCGTTTCCGGCTTTGACCTGAGTGGCTCCAGTCACGTGCAGAACCTAATGGCCGGGCTCTCTCACTGCGGCTAACTGCCTCGCTGCGGATCACCACTCCGCATTCCCTCCGTAGAACTCAGCCCCGCCCGGTGGTGAAGGGCGGCTGCTTGAATCGGTCGTTGCGCTTCTTGCGGATGATGTGCAGCTCGTCGTGGGCGAACATCGCGGCGAAGATGGCGAGAAGCACGCAACTGGCCGTGATCTCGTAAGCCTCGTAGCGGTACACGAACCAAGCAGCCCAGCAGAGGAAGACGATCAGGCCGATGCACGAAGCCAGTACAAGGTAGTGGGTGCGCATTAGGCTTCTCCCGTGGCCTTGGCGATGGCGTTGTAGACAAGCTCAGTCGCTTCTACCTGCGCCTGCGTGCCAGGCAGATCAAGAATGCAGTTCCATGCAGCCCTTAGCGCTTCCAGCATTTCCGGCGCGGCGGCGATCAGGCGGGCGTTGGCCTCCTGTTCGGCTTCATCTATCGGCCAGTTAGGGGACCAAACCTCAACCCAGTTGTTGTTTAGGCAGTGGTGAATGATCGCGATCTGTCCCGTGTGGATGTTGTCGCGATCCGTTTCCCACGGCCCCGGCGTGTGCTTACTCATCGCAATCCCCCTGTGCGCAAGGTCCATGGTTCGTCTCGTCGGCGTCTACCTCGTCGCCCAGCGGATCGGGCTTCGGGATGGCGGGGAAGAGGCGGTCGAGTTCAGAGAGGGGAGTCATTGTTCAGCCCATCCCCAGTCGGCCCGTTCAAAGGCGTACTCCTTAAACATTTCGTCCTTCTCTTCTTCATCCATTTCGTCAAACTCTTTGTCGCTTAGGCCCATTTGTTCCAGGGTCACAGTGACCTTTCGGCATGAGTGGATGTTCGCCCCGCTATCCAGCCAAATCTTGAAAGTTCTACTCACGACACAACTCCATTAACGATCAGTGCCAGCTTGGTCAGCACGTAGGCCGCGATCAGCGCCATTGCTGCCAGCGGGGCGTAGGGGGAGCGGAGGAAGCGGGTCATGAGCGGCGCTCCTTGTTGCGATAGCGCATCCAGTCGATAACGTCCTGACCAAGTCCCGCGACGTACCAGCTGGCAATGCCGCCCCAAATGACAATCAGCGCGTACTTCATCCACTCTGAGGTGGCCACGGCCTCTGCCGCTGGAATGACTGCGTACAAGACCACAGAGATACCGGCAGCGAGGAAAATCAGGCGGACCATTGCCTCCATCACGCAACCCCCTTCGGCCCGTGGCCCTGGTTCATGCGCTGGCGGCGTGCTGCCTCAGCAAGGTCGTTCATCTCGCTACGCTGGCAGCCGTGCTGGATGAAGGCGCGGACAACTGACACGCCCCATCCATGCCGCTTCGCCAGACCACGCACCACGCTGATGTCGTGGCGCTCCGTGGGGTTCAGTGGCTGGCTGTACAGAGGAATGATCTGAGCGTTCATGCCGCGCTCCTCGCTTCGGATTGGTTGGTCTCGTTCTGCGCCAATTCCTCGCGGGCCTTGTCCTCGGCCCACTCGCGCAAGATCGGGTTGATGTAGGACTGCAGGTCAGTCGCCAGTGCATTTGCCGCGTCGGCAATGCCGCGATCTGTCTCTGTGTTGCGGTAGGAGCAGAGGAAAACCCAGGTAGCGCGGATGTGGTCCTCGCCGTCGCCGTAGGACATGAACTCCTTGACGGCTTCCGTGACCTTGTCGTCGTCACGCTGGTACTCAGCCAGAAGCTCGGCAGAGCGCTCGGCGATGTAGACCTCGCGGGCGTCCTCGTAGTCGTCTTCCGCGTCGCGGCGGGAAATGTGCCAGTCCGCGCTCATAAGGCACCGCCCTTTGCCTTCGCAACGGCATCGCGGGCATCGGCCCACAGCTGGGTATCTGTCAGCGCGCTGGACGCCACGATGCTTTCCAGCGCTTCTAGCAGCTCGGGTGCAGCGGCCATCAAGCGCGCGTTGGCGAGCCGATCCCGGTTGAGCCTGTTTTGGTGGAGCGGGTTTTTTCCATCCGGGCAGCTGACCCACAGCGAGAACGGCGTGTCATCCTCAACGCTCCATGGCCCCGGCGTGTGAGCGCTCATACCTCACCCGCCTTACCAGCAGCGATCAGCTGCTCGCCGATGGTCACGGCTTCGGAGGGGAGGAGGCGCCAGACGTAGTAGGCCGATCCAGTGATGATCGAGAGCGCTACAACGTCTTCCTGACGTTCAATGTGTGCAACACAGCGGTATGCGTTGCTTTCCGACACCTGAGCCAGCTCAACTTCAAAGGTCTTGTCCACTGCCTTCGTCTCCTAGCCCCTGGTCCCGGATGGGTGGTGTGGGGCGTTGGAGAAGACTATGCGCTATGCGTAGGATGCCGTCAATGCGTAGCGCGTAGTGAATTGCTCACTATGCGTAGTTGTTTAATTGGCGTTCAGGCTTGCCTCGTAGGCAAAGAAAACCCCGCCGGAGCGGGGTCGGTTGCTCAATGGCCGTAACTTGACCGCCTCTGGCTACCGCCATACGGCTGCGGATAGCTCCTCTGACGCGGCTGGTTGTAAGGCGAGCCGTAGGGGTTCCGCTGTGTCGGCTTGTAGGGGTCTACAGTCCCGGCCTGCCCTGTATATGGGTTCGTGTTGCCACGGGTGGAATAGTTGTCCAGCTTGGTGCTGTTGGACCCAGTCCGGTAGTGTCCATTCACATATGTGCCGTCAGCCCGATAGTGCCCGTTAACGTAGTCCTGGGCTGAAGCGGTGCCTGCAACCAAGGCTAGTGACAGCCCGATTGCCGTAAAGAGTGCCCTTTTCATGAGATCGATCCTTGAGTAGGGGCTAAATCTCCTGGCCTGCCGCCCCGGATCAGGCCAGCGATTCAAGATCCAGTTTTGCGCTCTAGCTCTTTCACGCGATCGTGCAGCTCATCGGAGTGAAACGTCTCCCGGCGATCAATTTCGCCAGTCCATTGCTTCGCAGCGTTCAGCTCTCGGCGAAGCCTGGAGCACTCTTCAAGGGCTCTGTTTGCGACCCATATCGCATAAAGAGCTACTGCAGCAATTCCTGCAATCTTCCAATCCATCGAGGTGATAGCCGCGAACATGGGTCACCCTGTCTTCATGGCTTTGATGGTTGCTAGGACAGCCTGCTGCTGCACCTCACTGAGGCCTGCTAGCTCACGGACAATAGAAGCTGGGAGGGGGCCTTCAGCCACCTCTACCTCATCGCCAGTCAGGCTGTTCAGGTCCGTCTGCAGGACCTCACATAGCGCTTTTAAGTGCTCCATCTTCCTTACCCCCCTGCTCCCGTTGAACCAGCCGTAGACGGTCGATTCGGCGACAGACACCCCACGCAACGTAAGCGCTGCGTGTATCTGGGGGATGTTCAGCCCGAGTGATTCTCTACGGGCTGTGAGATTGACGGATAGCGTACTCATAGGCTGAGACACAGCCTAGAGAAAGTGCTTGCACAGCGGCTATGCGCTATGCATACTCTGACACTACGCGTAACGCATAGGCTAGACATGACACCTCGCACCTACTGGAACAAGTACGTAAAGCGACAGGGCGGTGCGGCTCGTACCGCTGCCGCTTTGGACATCCCGTACTCGACCATCGCAGGCATCTGCAATGGAAGCCGAGGCATTGGCCGAGTTCTCGCCAAGCGCATGGCTGCTGCGGACAAGAGCCTGGATGAGAGCGTTTTGATCTGGGTTCAGTCCATGCCCGTCAAGGCCAACGTGCTCCCGAAGGAAGACCCGGCGCCCAAGAAGAAGGGGGCCCGCCGTGCTGCCTGATGCATACATGAGGCTTCTGCCTTGGCTGCAAGGCGAAATCAACGAGATCAGCGTTGAGATTGGTGCCCTGAAGGGGGCGCTGATCGACGCTGGAATCCTGACCAGCGAGCAGTTGAATGCAGCGCTGGTCAGGCAGAAGGCAATTGCTGCCTCGGTGCTTAGCGAACCTGCTGAAGAACCTTCGTCGCAGCCGCAGCGATATCCGGCTCCCGACGAGAGCAGGTCGGCCCAACGAAACGAATGAGTTCCAGTTTCTGTTCGCTCGATAGGTACGTCAGCGCCTGCCGAGCGATGGCCTCCCAAGCAATCAGCTGACCTTCTTGTTCTTTGTTCATCCCTGTCTCCGTCGTAGTTGAGGTTGTGTCGCAACTCCAATGCTACGGCGGGGGCAGGGGCTAAGTAAGTACCCATCACTGACAAGGCTCCATCTATGTACGCAGACCCCACACACCTCCGCGACAACCCGATCAAGGTCCGTTTCAACGATTCGGAAAAGGCAGTGATCGAGGCTCTCGCCAACTTCAACGGTCGTCAGCCCGCAGTGTTCGTGCGGGAGCTGGTTCTGGCTGGGATTGCTTCTCTCGAACAGCGTAGCTCCGACCGCGATGCCGCCTGAAGGTCCATACAAGTCCCCGGGGAGGGCCTATGGAAATACAGCTGTCGCGCGATGAGCGCCGAAGGCTTGAGGAATACGCGGAGGCCCAAGGGCTTCCACTGCATGAAGCACTGATCCACGCCGCCCGTGCCGAGCTTGACCGGCGCTACCGGCTCCCAGCCCAGCAGGGCTCCGTAGTGAACTTTGAGGGACTGAAGCGTGACCGCACCGAACCCTAAGAAGAAGCCACTTCACCCCTGGCGGCACAACAACCCCGGCTGGTTGCAGCGGGGTGCCGATAAGGCCCGCGCTGATCGCGTCATCCCGCTCCACGCCCGCCCAATCAAGGGCTGAGGAATCCACATGAACCATCCAGCTCGCTACACCGATCCCAGCAGCAGCCACGAAGCCGCCGCGCACATCGTGTCGTCTGGCGCTCAGGCTCAGCAGCACTCGCAGGCCGCTTCGGCGGTTAGCAAGTACCCGGGCCTCACCAGCCTGGAACTGGCCCGTGCCACTGGGCTGGATCGCTTCATGTTGGCCCGTCGTCTGCCCGAGCTGGAAAAGCAGGGCCTCATTCGGCGCGGGATGGTCCGCAAGTGCTCGGCCAGCAACGGCCGCAGCGGATGCACGTGGTTCCCGATCAGCAGTGACGAAGGTCCGAAGGCCGCCTGAGCCATGAACTATTTTGAGCTCCACCTCGGCGACTACGCAGCAGCGACGGCGCACCTGTCGCTGATCGAGGACGCCATCTACAGCCGCCTCCTGCGCCGGTACTACCTGCAGGAAGAGGCGTTGCCTGCCGATGTGAAGCAGGTTGCCCGCTTGGCTGGCGCTCGCTCTCAGGAAGAGCTGGAGGCGGTCCAGGCAGTGCTGGAAGAGTTCTTCACCCTGAAGGACACCGGCTGGCACAACAAGCGTGCTGACGAAGAGATTGAGCGCTATCAGGCCAAGCAGGACAAGGCTCGGGCCAGTGCTGCGGCCCGCTGGAACAGGGATGCAATGCCATCGGATAGCGAACGCAATGCGAACGCAATGCGAACGCATAGCGAAGGCAATGCTCTCCAGACACCAGACACCAATATCTCTACTTCACTTCGTTCAGTAGAGAAGGCGCGCAAGCGCGCTGCCGCCCCCGCTTGCCCGGATGACGTCGATCCGCAGACGTGGAGCGACTGGCTGGCGCTGCGCAAGGCGAAGAAGGCCCCAGTCACGGAGACGGTGCTGGACCAAGCGCGCCGAGAAGCCCGAAAAGCCAACCTCACGCTGACCCAGTTCCTGCAGGTGTGGTGCGCGAGGGGATCGCAGGGCCTCCAGGCGGAATGGCTGAAACCGAACGAGCGGGGAGGGCCTCAATCGGTTCCTCCCAGTGCCCAGCAGCCCAGCAAGACCAGAGCTGGCGTCGAACTCCTACAGAGCCTGAAACCCAATGCACAACGAATGGATCCACAACGAGATTCTGGATGGCCTGAGCCGGTTGCTTTGCTTGGGCCTGGATCGGACCCCGGCGATGGACATGATCCAAGGGACCGCCGCTATGTGGGTTGATGCCCTGACTGACGACAAGGTTTGGGAGCAGGAGTTCGATGCCCCCCGGTTCCGAAAAGCGTTCGTGAAGCTGAGCCAGACGCGACGACAGTGGCCTGCTCCGGCTGACTTCTTCGAAGTGATTCCGCCGCGAGAGCAACTTGCGCTCACGAAGCAGCCGCTCCCTGCTGACCCTGATTCTCCCGCAATGAAGAAGCGCTTCGCCGAACTGGCAAAGGCGCTGGGGATGCCGACATGAGCAAAGCATCAACCGTCCGCCTCCTGCACGCCGAGCGCTGCAGCGTGGCCGAGATCGCCGCAGTCGTGGGCTGGAAGCTGTGCGACGTGCGCTGGTTCATCCGTACCTGGATTGGGGGTGAGAAGTGAGCAAGTTCTTCGTGGGGCAGAGGGTGCGGGTTATTGATTGCGAGGACCCGCGTATTGAAGGGGAAGAGGCCCGAATCGTCGGTGAGTCAATCCAAGAAGGCGTAGATTCTTGGGATGTTGAAGCCATCGGCCGGGATGACTGGTATTGCGAGAAGTGGGAAGCCGATTGGATTCTGGAACCTATCCTCCCAGAAGGCTCCGCCCCGAGCGAGTACACCTTCCAGCAGCTGATGGACAACCTGCAGGAGGTGATGGCGTGAGCGCAATCGAACTGAAGGAATGTCCGTTCTGTGGAGGGAGCGCCTTCATGGTTCAGGAAGGAACCCATGCGCAGTGCCTAACTCCGGGATGCTGCGTAGGGCCCGTGAGCGGGGTGGATAGCTGGAACACCCGCGCACCACAGTGGCGGCCGATTGAGACGGCGCCGAAGGATGGAACGAGGTTGATGCTGTGGGACTCGCGAGCAGGCGGATATGCCGTGACAGGCGCGTGGGTGGCCGGCAGCGCCGATGACCACGAGACGATCACCCACTGGCAGCCGCTGCCTGCTCCGCCGGAGGCTGCGGCATGACCCAGATCGTCACCCTTCCGCCGAACGGACGCGAATCGGCGATCAAGAACCTGTCGGAAATGCTGCGCTTCGCCCATGCCGGTAAGCCGGTGAACGTGAAGATCAGCATTGCTCGGCCTGAGCGGACTCCGCCGCAGTGCGCGTACCTGTGGGCTGTCGTGTACCCGCTGCTGGCAGATGCCAAGGGCTACGAGCGCGACGACGTGCACGAGTACCTGCTGGGCTGCCACTTCGGCTGGCGTGAGAAGCGACTCCCAGGTGGCCGAACCGAACAGGTCCCGATCCGCACCACAACCACCGACGAACACGGAAACCGTGACGTACTGGAAGGTCGCGCCTTCTGGGGCTACGTCGAATTTTGCCAACGAGTCGGCGCCCGCGCTGGGGTGTTCATCCCTGATCCGGACCGTTCGTACAACCTTCAGAGGGCAGTAGCATGAGTCTTGTCCAGAGATTTGAAAGGAACGAGTCTGGCCGCGATTTCGTGGTCGGTGACATTCACGGGTGCTTTGATGAACTGTGCGGCGAGATGGATCGCGTGGAGTTCGACCCAGCGAGGGATCGGATTTTCTCCGTTGGCGACCTCGTTGACCGAGGGCCGCTCTCCGCTGACGCAATCAACTGGATCGGACAGGATTGGTTTCACGCCGTGCGCGGAAACCATGAACAGATGGCTATCGGCGTAGCTGCGGGCAGGCACGACCTAGCCAACTATCTGCAGAACGGCGGCGGCTGGTTCCTATCGATGGAGGAGGAGCGCCAGCAGCGGATGGCTGCCGCTCTGGACACGCTTCCGCTGTGCATCGAAGTGGATACGGCGTCAGGCCTGGTAGGCATCGTTCATGCCGACATCGCTGGCAACGACTGGAAAGCCTTTACCGATCAGGTGGAGGCCCCGCGATCCAACAACCACGCCAAGTCGTTGGCTGAGTTCGCGATGTGGTCTCGTGACCGTATCCGCGAGATGGACGAATCAGGCGTTGAGGGAGTGGCCCTCATGTTCGTAGGTCACACACCAGTGAAGCAGCCAACTAGGCTCGGCAACGTCTGCTACATCGACACCGGCTGCGTGTTCGGGCGCGCCTTGACCATGCTGCAAATCAACGGAGACGCCGCATGAACCTCGAACATATCTGTACCTGCTATCGAAAGAAGATTGAAGTTACCGACACAGGCATGGTCGTGGCTTCGGTGTTCGCAGCCGACGGCCGCCGTGTTGGCCTGCAGTTCTTCAATAGCTGGTTTATCAACTCGCCGCGCACGTTGGTCAAGAAAATCGGATCTGCGCATAAGTGGGCAGATCGAATGATTGAGATTTGCGCTAAAGGAGAGGTCGGTCATGAATCTTGAACAGATCGACACCAGCACTACGGCGGGGAAGGCCGAGGTCATGCGGCTTGCGGCTGAGGGGCGGAGGGTGGCTGTTCGCCATATGTCTAGCCACTGGATGGAGAATAGCCGGCCCTACTGGAACTGGGCTGAGGTTGAGTACGCCATCATCTCCGAGCCGGTTGGGCCGGAGGAGGTGTGGGTGGTCATCGATCACAGTATCCCTGCCCTGACAGAAGCGTCTGCGAAGTCATATGCGGAGGCGCATGGCCTGCACGTGGTCCGCTACCTTCGCGCCGACCTCGCCGGGGAGAAGGGCGAATGAACCTCTCCAGCTACAAGGACCGCAGCCGCCTGTCTGAGGCGAGCAATCTAGGCTACAGCGCCAGGCTCGACCGCAAGCCGATCACCTCGTGCCCGTTCGATGAAGGGACGGACGAGGCCATGGCGTTCCAGCACTACTGGGGCCGGGCGGATCAGGACGAACATCGGCGACAGGGGAGGGTGTGATGGACATCTTCCGTCAGGATTGGTCTAGCCCGGCCATTGACCCTATGCAGGGAGTCGCAAACGCTCAGAGCGTCGAATGGCATCGGCTGCAACTGCGTGGCATGGCGAATGCAATCAACCCGATCAGCCACCCGTACTGGTTCAGCCCAGCACAGATTGCCAAGGCCAGGCTCCGATGGGCGACGATCACTGATCGCCGGACGTGCGCCGATGGTAGGTGGGTCGAGGTATCTCCGGGTGGGTTCTACGAAACCTGGGAGGGCCACAACCTGGTGGGCTATGAGTTAAAGAAGCCCCGATACCGCTGGGAGCGCCGCCGATGAAGCACTCCACCGGAACCCCGACCGAAGCCGAGGCTGCGCGCATCGTTGCCTGCAAGGAAGGCCTGTGCGTGGCCTGCGTCATCCGCAGCGAGCAGGAGGACGCGCCGCAGTTCTTCATGGTCCACCCGGGCTGTGATTACCACCACCTGCTGAGTGGCGGTCGGCGCATTGGGCACATGGCTGGCGTGGGTCTCTGTGCTTGGCATCACCGTGGGCTGGTCAACTGGGGCTGCACCCATCAGGAAATGAGGGCCCATTACGGCCCCAGCCTCATGGACGGCAGCAAGACGTTCCACGCGGCGTTCGGCAGCGACGCCTATCTGCTGGAGCGCCAGAACAAGATGCTTGGCATCGGGGAGGCGGCGTGAGAATCCTAGCCATCGACCCCGGCACCGAGGAAAGCGGGTGGTGCCTGCTGAGGGATGGCAGCGTCCAGGAATCCGGCGTGATGCCGAACCATGAGCTGTTGACCGTAGTGGCTGGCTGGAGCCGCTACAGCGAGGACGAGCTGGCCATAGAGATGATCGCCAGCTACGGCATGGCTGTGGGCCGCGAGGTGTTCGAGACCTGCGTGTGGGTCGGGCGATTCCAGCAGGCGTGGAGAGTGCCAGCATCGGTCAGGCTCGTCTACCGTCGTGACGTGAAGCTGCACCTGTGCGGTAACGCCAAGGCCAAGGACGCCAACATCCGGCAGGCGCTGCTGGACCTGATCGGTCCGCAGGGCACCAAGAAGGCTCCGGGACCGACCTATGGCGTCAAGTCGCACGCATGGGCTGCGCTGGGGGTGGCCGTGACCGTGGCTGGTATCACCCCGGAGAACAGCCGGAGAGCCGCATGAGCCGCGCCCAGCAGATCCGGCAGTGGCTGGCAGAGAACCCGGGGTGGCACTTCATGGGGGACATCGTGGATGGGATTGGAGTGAAGCAGGCCGAGCGCCTGCACTTCGCCCAGAGCGTCTCCCGCATGGCAAAAGTCGGCCATGTAATCGAAACCGGCAATCGTGGCACCAAGCGATACACCTTCGGGCGTCAGGCCCGTCTATACACAAGACTGGAGGCATCCAATGACTGACGTTCGCGAACTGCCCGCACGGCTCAACCAGCAGACCGTCAGGCTGGACACTGGGCGGGGCGGGATTCCGGAGCTGACCAACCAGGACATCGCCGCCGCCCTTGCCTTCGTTCCGGCAGGACTGGGCAGGGAGGTGTTCATTGCCTGCCATTGGCCGGATGGGGCAGCATTGAGCCGACGCAGGCTGGATGCCCTGTTCACCCACCTGGCGCTGACCGAGTATCGACGCAGGGAAGGGCAAGTAACCGATGCCCGAATCACCTACGGGATCGCGATGGCTCTGCGGCAGTGGCACCGCGCTGACACCGCCGACCAGCGGTCAGAGGTCTATAGGGCGCAGACTGCGCTGGACAAGGCCCGAGAGGATCAATGGCCTGAGCGCATGCCTGAGATGCTGCCCACACTGCTGCGCGTCATCGTGGAGGAGATAGCCTGCCCGAGGAACTGCGGGGCGTGCCAGGGGCGCGGGACCATTCTGGCCGGGGAGCTGGTCAAGGCTTGCACTGACTGCGACGGCACGGGCCACACCAAGAATAGCGACGGCTGGCGGGCAAGGAAGCTAGGCAAGGATCCGTCCAACTTCCGGCGCGACTGGAAGGACTGCTACCAGTGGCTGTTTGAGCGGATCCGTGACGCTGAGGCAGAGGCAGCCCGCCAGATGGCGGATGCCGTAAAACGGGAGGCAGCATGAGGTCGTGACCTGACCTCGTTTTAGGTGTCATCCTACGCGCGACCAAAGTAGCCCCTGCAGAGATGCGGGGGCTTTTTCATTCCAGCAGCTGTGGACCACCGGCAGGTTGTCGGGCTCATAACCCGGAGATACCCCATTCGACTCGGGGCGCTGCTACCACCCTAGGAGCCATTCGTGTCTGCCCTTGCCTATGCCGTTTCCCTAGTGAAGAAATGGGAGGGCTGTAGGCTTGAGGCGTACCCGGACCCTGGCACTGGCGGAGATCCTTGGACGATTGGCTATGGCGCTACAGGCCCCGGGATCGCCAAGGGCGTGAAGTGGACTCAGGCGCAGGCAGATGAGCGGCTGGCGCAGGACGTGACCCGGTTCCTAAAGGGCGTCCAGTCGGCGGTGAAGAAGCCAGCCACTGACGCCCAGATCGGGGCCATGACCAGCCTGGCGTACAACATCGGCGCCAAAGCGTTCGCCAATTCGACCCTGCTGCGGAAGTTCAACGAGGGGGACGTGGCTGGCGCTGCTGCTGAGTTCACCCGCTGGAACCGGGCTGGCGGAAAGGTCATGAAGGGCCTTACCAACCGGCGTCTGGACGAGCAAAGGGTGTTCAGAGAGTGAATGCCTTCCAGATCCTCGCAACGTGCGGCACGGCTCTAGGGCTGCTGCTGACCGTTGCGTTGTCAATCGCGGGCTGGGTCATCAGTGGGCAGCGGGCCAAGATCACCGAGATAACCGGCCTGATTGGGAGCCTGCAGAAGGACATCGCCAAAGTTCACCTGACGATGGTCGAGGAATACGTAAAGGACCACGACCTGCAGTCAACGCTGGAGCGTCTGGACAAGACTCTGGACAAGATGGCGAGCAGCATCGAATCGACTGGCGCCCAGCTACAGGCATTGGGCCTGACGATGGCCCGGATCGAAGGGGCTAGCGCGGCATCTGCAACCAAAAGGAGCGCAGGGTGAAGCCTGATGCAGATATGGCAGAAGGCGTCGGCCTGTTGCGTGGCCTGATGGGCGCAAGGGTTGGAGGCGACTCCAATATCAACGTCAACTTGGTTGGCGGCAGCTCATGGATGGTCTGGATCTCCGGGACCTGCTGCATGGTCATGCTGGCCGTCGCCCTGATGGGCGGCATGTGGCTGATCAGCGACCGCGCCGAGATCCGCGCCCAGCTCCGAGAACGACGCGACGGCGAGAACGCCATTCGCGCCTACATCAACACGGGCATCCTCAAGCCCCAGAACAGCAAGGACAAGAGCGATGCCGAGTGAAGAAGAGACCATCATCATTGGTGGAGGCAGGAAACAGGCGCGCTCCAGTGTCGTTCCGCAGGGCGTCGAGTGCCCGAAGGTGATGGCGAAGAAGTACACGACCTATATCTGGGGCTTCGTGGCTGCTCTGCCGGAGCTTTACACCAGTGTCCTGGCCCTCGGCCCAGTGCCGGACTCGATGCGCCACATCCTTTGGGGTACGGCTGCGTTCGGTCTGGCCTGCTCGTGGATCAAGCAGCGGATCGACCAGGCCTGAGATGAGCATCCTGTCCCGTATCCTGCTGGGAGCTGTACTGCTCCTGGCAGGCATCGCCGTGTGGCAGCGCGGGACAGTGGCTCAGGCAGAGCGCGCTCGGGATCATGCACACACCGCCAAGGCAGTCGCAGAGCAAGAGCGCGACAACGCCATAGCCGTGATCGCGGTAGAGCGTCAGCGGGTCAAGCGGGCCGACACCATCGCAGCCAAGACCCTTGAGGAGATGCGAGATGCTGAATCGAAAGGCGCGGCTGTCGCTGATGGCCTGCGTGCTGGCAACCTCCGCCTGCAGCAGCGCTGGGCAGGCTGTGAGGCCCGAGTGTCCGATCTTGCCGCCAGCTCCGGCCCCGTTGATGACAGAACCGACGACCGAGCAGACAGTGCGGGCCGAATTGTTCGTGCCGCTGCCGCCTGTGACGCCCAAGTCCGTGGGCTCCAAGCCTTGGTGAGGGCTGACCGTGAGTGACATGGGCCGCGCCACCCGCAACATCGTCAGTGGCTACAACCGTGACCGCGTGTTCCAGGCTCGCATCTATGCGCCGGAGCGCCGGGCGCTGGTCACTGACTTCAATGGGGCGCTGCCTGCTGGGGTGAAGATCACCAAGGCCACATGGAACACCTGGGACAACTACCCAGCTGTGATGGCCGATCCGTCTATCGATGTGAGTGGACGTGCCTGTCAGGTCATGGTTACCGCACAGGTAGACGGCATTTCCTGCATTCGCCTGGCAGTGGACCTCGATAACGGGGAGCGCTTCGTCGCCCACCACGTCATCCAGGTCCTGCCAGCCCGCTACATGCAGCCGGATAACTGGATCAACGGGCCGACGCAGCTGGTAGCGACGGCATAACTACTGTGGATAAGTCTAGATATGGGCGCTCCTAAGGGTCGAGTGAAGGCCGGAGGCCGAAAGAAGGGCACGCCGAACAAGCAGACGGCCGAGTTCCGCGAGACCGTGCGCAAGCTGCTGGAAGACAACAGCGAGAACGTGGCGCGCTGGCTGACTACCGTGGCAGAAGGTGACGGGACCGACAGCGGCAAACCCGATCCCGCCAAGGCGCTTGACCTGCTGTGCAAGCTGGCCGAGTACGCTGCGCCGAAGCTCAACCGTACCGAGCATGTTGGCAAGGACGGTGGCCCAGTGAAGACAGTCACCACGTTCAAGCTTGCTGACCTGGAATGACTGAGCTGACCATCCGGCTGCCGCGCAAGTTGCGGCCGGTGTTCCTTGGGCGCGCAGACGTTCGCGGCGCTCACGGTGGTCGCGGCTCAGGCAAGACCAGGTCCTTTGCCAAGATGGCTGCAGTGCAGGGGATGCGGTTCGGGCAGGCTGGCATCAAGGGCCAGATCCTGTGCGCTCGCCAGTTCATGAACTCGCTGGACGACTCTTCGCTGGAAGAGGTCAAGCGGGCCATCGAGGACGAGCCTGCGCTGGCTGCCTATTGGCAGGTGGGCGAGAAGTACGTGAAGAGCGTGGACGGCAACGTCTGGTTCTCCTTTGCTGGTCTGGACCGAAACATCGGGTCGGTGAAGTCGAAGGGCCGGATTCTTCTGTGTTGGGTCGATGAGGCGGAGCCGGTCACTGAGCATGCCTGGAACACGTTGATCCCTACGTTGCGTGAAGAGGGTGAGCAGTGGAACGCCGAGCTGTGGATCACTTGGAACCCAGCCCGCAAGACGGCGCCGGTTGAGCGCTTCCGCAACTCGGGCGATCCGCTGGTCAAGGTTGTTGAGCTGAACTGGCAGGACAACCCGAGATTTCCGGCCAAGCTCGAACGTGACCGGCAGCGCGATCTGCAGGAGCGGCCAGACCAGTACGAGCACATCTGGAATGGCGGGTTTGTGGTGGCGATCTCTGGCGCCTACTTCGCCAAGTCCATCGCGGTGGCTCAGGAAGAGGGCCGCATTGGGCGTGTAGCCGTCGACCCACTGATGACGCTGCGGGCCTATTGGGATATCGGCGGCACGGGCGCGAAGGCCGACGCCTGCGCCATCTGGATCGTCCAGTTCATCGGGCGAGAGGTGCGCGTCCTGAGGTACTACGAGGCCATTGGGCAGCCGCTGGCAACGCATGTGGACTGGCTGCGGCGCAATGGCTACGAGCGCGCCATGTGCGTGCTGCCACATGACGGTGCGGCGCACGACAAGGTGTTCTCGGTCAGCTACGAGAGCGAGCTGCGTAAGGCTGGGTTTGAGGTAAAGGTGATCCCGAACATGGGCCAAGGCGCCGCGATGACCCGCATCGAGGCAGTGCGCCGGCTGTTCCCGAGCATCTGGTTCCACGCAGACGGTACTGAGCCTGGGCGCGATGCGCTTGGCTGGTATCACGAGAAGCGCGACGAAGCGCGAAACATCGGATTCGGCCCCAACCACGACTGGGCCAGCCACGGCGCAGACGCCTTCGGCCTGATGGCCGTTGACTATCTCAGCACTGACCACAGCGAGCCGGACATGTCGGCCCTGGACAACTACACGACGGATTACTGATGGCCGAGAAGAAGCGGGACGATGCGCTGGCTGAAATGCTCAAGCGCAGGGATCTTGCGTCCGAAGCCTGCGTGGAGCTGTACGACAAGGCCCGCGACGACGTTCGTTTTGTGACGGTGCCGGGCGCGCAGTGGGACGAGAAGCTCAAGGCGCGGCGCGGTGATCGCCCGACGTATGAGTTCCCGAAGCTGGCCTCGCATGTGCGCCAGGTCGTCAACGAGATGCGCCAGAACCGGCCTCAGGGCAAGGTTCGCGGTACGGAAGAGGGCGATGCTGGCCTGGCCGAGATCATGCAGGGCCTGTGCCGGAACATCGAGTCGGTCAGCAACGCCGATCAGGCCTATGACATCGGCTATGACTTCGCGGTAAAGGGTGGGTTCGGTGCATGGCGCATCTGCACCGACTACCTGAACGACGAGGACTTTGAGCAGGACATCTTCATCGAGCCGATCCGTAACCCGTTTGCGGTGAAGTTCGACCCGGCCGCCATTGAGATCGATCGCTCCGACGCTGGTTTCGCCTTTGTGGAAGAGCTGGTCTCCAAGGACGACTTTGAACGCCGCTGGCCCAACGCCAGCATCTCGGATTGGGAGGACAACCACGACTGCGTCACCTGGCGCGAGAAGAACCAGGTCTTGATCGCAGAGTACTGGTACAAGGATCCGATCAAGGTCGAAATGTGGGCGCTGTCCAATGGCGCAGTCGTCTCGGTCGAGGAGCTGGAGAAGCGCGCCAAGGATCAGGGGCAGCCGGCTGATGCGCTGACGCTTGAGGCTCTTCTTGCCAACGAAGGGATCGCCGTCGCCAAGCGCCGAGAGGTCGATTCGCACGTTGTGAAGATGCGGATGACCAACGGCAATGAGTGGCTGACCGATCCATACGAGTTCCCGTCCAAGTACATCCCCATCGTTCCGTGCTGGGGGAACATCACCAGCATCGATGGCCAAGACTACTGGTTCGGCATGGTGCGCCCGAGCAAGGACCAGCAGCGCCTGCACAACGTCCACCGGACGGCCGCCATTGAGGCGGTGGCGAAGTCCCCCAAGGCGCCGTTCATTGTAAAGAGCAAGTGGATCAAGGGATTCGAGCGATTCTGGCGTAACGCGAACGCTGAGGATTACCCCTATCTGCCTGTGCACGACGAGGCAGACGCCATGCCGCAGCGCGCTGCCCAGGCAGAAATCCCCGCAGCCCTCCTCCAGCTGTCGGCCCTCGACAACGAGGACATCAAGGCCAACACCGGCATCTATGACGCCAGCCTTGGCGCCCGGTCGAACGAAACCAGCGGGCGCGGGATCCTGGCGCGTCAGCAGCAGGGAGCCACGGCCACGTTCAATTACGTGGACAACTTTGGTTATGCCATGCGCCACACCTACAAGATCCTTGTTGACATGATTCCTCGCGTCATGGACACGCCTCGGGTCGTACGAATTCTAGGGCCCGATGGCGGCGAGAAGTGGAAGCAGCTGTATCAGCAGGTGACTGACCCTCGGACCGGCCAGACGGTCACCCTGAACGACCTGAGCAAGGGGAAGTACGACGTGACGATCACGGTCGGCCCCAGCTTCGCCACGCAGCGCATGGAGGCAGTCGATGCCTTCACCACCCTGCTGGGTCAGATGGGCCCAGGCCTGCCGCCGCCGATTGCCTCTCTGATGGCCTACTCGGCAATCAAGAATATGGACCTCCCTGGCATGGAAGATGTAGACAGCGCCTTCCGCCAGATCCTAGTCAGCGGTGGCGTCCTGCAGCCCAAGGAAGGAGAGCAGCCGCCAGAGCCGCAGCAGCCCGATCCGAAGATGCTGGCCGAAGCAAAGAAGGACGATGCAGACGCCCAGAGGTCTCAGGCGCAGGCCCAGCTCTACGGCGAACAGGCCATCGGTCAGGCCTTGGAGAACGCAGCCGGAATGGCGCTTCTCGGGCCTCCGCCACAGCCGCAACCCATGCAGATGAATCAACCGCCTCCGGGCGGTTTTTTTGTGTCCGAAGAAACAGGCGGCTTCCCCGTCTGACCGCATCGGCCCGGTCAGGCCGAATCCCGAGAGGAAGACATGAGCGACGAGAACAACACCCTTGAACAGGGTGGCGGCGAAGCATTGCCAGCAACTCAGCCCAAGAACGATGCGGAAGCTGCCCAGCAGGAACAGGTTGCCACGCAAGAGGCTGACAAGGCGAAGGAGGCCGAAGCCAAGAAGGCAGAGGAAGAGGCCACCAAGCGCAAGAACCGAACCAGCCAATACATCGATCGGCTGAAGGGCGACGCAGATGCGACACGCCGCGAAAACGCCGAGCTGCGAAAGCGCCTCGACGCGATTGAGTCCCGCTTCCCCAAGCAGGAAGCCAAGCCGCCCACGATGGAAACCGCAGGCTTCGACCCCGAAGAGCTGGCCCGACAGACGGCCCGCTACGAGGTCCAGCAGGCGCGCCAGCAGTGGGAAGAGCAGCAGAAATCCGAGTCTGCAGCCCGCTCGGAGCAGGAGAAGGTCCAGACGTACATGAATCGTGCGCAGGCCTTCGCATCGCAGAACCCGGACTTCGAAGAGGTCGTTTCGGGCATCCCGCAGCAACTCCTGCCCGTTGAGCTGCAGAAGGCGGTGATGGTCCACGAACGTGGCCCTGAGATCGCCTACAAGCTCGCCTTGAACGAGGACGAGCTGTTCCAGCTGGCCTCAACCCGGCCGGAACTGATGGAGCTGGCAGTCGCCCGCTACGCATCGCGCCTGGACGCAGCGCCGCCGACTCAGGAAGCCGAAACGGCTCCCCCGGCATTCGCGCCAACCCCAACCAACAAGCCCATTTCGCAGGCGCCCGCACCGGCTCCACGCGTCAGTGGTCGCGCTCCGACTGAAACCCCTTCGGAAAAGCTGACCGATGACGAGTGGTATCGCCGGGATCGCGAACAGCGCCGCAAGCGATAACCAATCGAGGAATACGCAATGGCAAACGTCAATCAGGCGCTGACCCACCAGATGATCGCCCGCGAGGCGGCCAAGATCCTGTGGGAAGAGAACAGCGTTGTCCGCAACATCAACCTGGACCGAGAAGTCGAGTTCAGCGAGGAAGTGAACGGCTACAAGAAGGGCGATTCGGTCCGGGTCATGATCCCGCCGACCCCCGTCACCTACACCGGCTCCAACTTCGCTGGCGGCGGCGCTGCTCCGGCAGTCAACGAAACCTCGGTCAACCTGACCGTGGACCAGCAGCTGCACGTCCCGCTGACCTTCACCGCCAAGGAGAAGAAGCTGGAGCTGAGCCGGTTCCGCGAGCGCTTCCTGCGTCCGGCCATGTCGTCGCTGAACAGCAAGATCAACCAGGTGCTGCTGGCTTCGATGGTGGCGCAGACCTCCAACGTCGTCGGCACCTGGGGCACCGTCCCGGCCACCCGCACCCCGTGGCGAAATGCGTCTTCGATGCTGGATCGCTTCCTGGCTCCGGAAGACGAGCGTTACGCGCACTTCTCGGTGGATGCCAACGACGCTCTGGCCGAGGCCAATGCGCCGCTGTTCCACACCGCTGATGAGCTGCGTGGCGAGTTCAGCGAGAACGCCGTAGGCAAGTTCGCTGGTCTGGAGTTCCACAAGCAGCTGTCGCTGCCGGTGCAGACCAACGGCGCTGGTGCTGGTTACACCGTCAACGCTGCAGGCCAGACCGGCACCTCGCTGGCTGTCACCGCTGGTACGGGCGCGATCACCGCTGGCTCGATCATCAGCATCGCAGGCGTCAATGCGGTGCATCCGATCACCGGCGCTGACATGGGTGTTCCGCGCTACTTCCGTGTGACCGCGAACTATGCGGGCGGCGCGGGCAATGTGCAGATCTTCCCGGCCATCATCCCGACCAGCGCCAGCGTCATCGGCACCGTTACCGCCTCGCCTGCGGCCTCCGCCGTCATCACGATCTTCGGCACCGCTTCCTCGGGCCGCGTCCAGAACCTGGTGTTCCACCGCGATGCGTTCGCCTCGGCGTTCGTCCCGCTGCCGGTCCTGGCGTCCTGCGAGGGCTACACCTCGAAGATCGGCAACGTGTCGTGCCGCGTGATGAGCTTCGGTAACGGCCTCACCGACCAGGAAAACACCCGAATCGACGTTCTGTTCGCCCTTCCGGCAGCCGTCCGTCCGGATCACTCCTGCCGCGTCACCCAGTAACGCCCAACGGGGGCGGCCGTCTTGGTCGCCCCCTTCTTTTTGGAGGGCTCATGGAATTCCCCAAGATGATCTATCTCGGCGGCGATCTAGCTGCTGAGTGGCGGATCGTGGACGACGCCGAGTGCGAGGCTGAGGCTGCGAAGGATGGCTTCTTTGCCTATGGCAAGAAGGCCGCTGCCAAGGCTGAAGCTGCGCCTGCCACCGCTGACGAGCCGGTGAAGGAGCGCAAGAAGCCCGGTCCGAAGCCGAAGGCCGCCCAATGAGCAAGGTCAGCGAGGTCATCCGCGATTCTCTGCTGCTTCTCCGCGTCGTTGACGCTGATGAAGCACCGGAAGCCAAGGATGCAGAGGACGCGATCCGCGCTCTGAACCTGATGATGACCACGCTGGAGGCTGAGGGCTTGAGCCTTGGCTGGTCGCCGGTTTCGGTGCCCGACGATGTGATGCCGGTGCTTCCGGAAGCTGAGGAAGCGATCACGTACCTTCTCGCCACACGCCTGCGCGCTAAGTACGGCGTTGCGCTGGATCCGGACGTGTTCCAGATGGCGCAAGACCTATTGGGCAATCTCCGCGCTCAGGTCGCGTCTGCTGACTACTCCCGCATTTCCTACCCTGATCTCCCGGTCGGCCAAGGCCAGCCGTGGGGCGCTTGGTACGAGGGGCACTACCGCTAATGCGCGCAAACCCCATCGAGATCATTGGCGGCTTCTACACCGACGACAGCCTGCCGTGGTCGTGCCAGGACACGGTGAACTGGCTGCCAACCCGTGCCGAGGTTGCTGGAACGCGCACGCCGTGGAAGCTGGAAACGTGCCCGGGCCTTCGGGAGAACCTGTGGCTGGGGGCTGGCTCCGCGCCGATCCGTGGCATGCACGATCTTGAGGGGCAGCTCTACTTTGTCTCTGGGCAGACGCTGTACCGGAAGAGAGTGGATGGCGGCGTCGACGCGCTCGGTCTGATTCCTGGCGTCAGCCGCGTGCAGATGACGCACAACCAGTTCAAGACCGGCTATCAGCTGCTGGTCGAGAACGGGCAGGGTGGTGGCGGGTACGTCTACAGCACGGTGGACAACACCTTCGCCAAGATCACGGACGAGGGCTATCCGGGCTCGATCTCGTCGGATTACCTCGACTCCTACATGCTCGGGGTCGAGCCGCTTGGCCGGTATTGGTTCCACTCCAATCTGGCGGATGCCGCCGACTACAACACTCTTGATCGGTATGAGGCTGAGGCATCGCCCGACAAGATCGTTGGCCTGGCATCAAACGCCTCTGAGGTAGTAGTTTTCGGTCAGAGAACTACCGAGTTCTTCTTCAATACTGGGCAGAGCACTGGGACATTCCAGAATCGCAGGAGTTCCATCGCGCGAGGATGCGCATCGCGTCACACCATTCAGAAATTGGACAACAGCGTCTTCTGGCTTGGCGATGATGGGATTGTCTACCGACTGGCAGATGGCTACGCAGCCCGGAGGATCTCGACGCAGCCGCTTGAGAAGGCAATCGCCGTACTCAACTGGTCCGAGGCCATCTCCTACGTGTGGGAGGATCGCGGCTATAAGGTCTACTACCTGACGTTCCCGGGCGGGCTGACCTTCGGCTATGACGTGGTCACCGGCCTGTGGACCCGCCGCCAATCCTTCGGCATGGATCGCTGGCGCCTGAGCCACATCGTGAAGTCTGGAAACACGTGGTACGGCGGTGACTTCCAGACGGGCCGCATCTGGGTCATTGAGTGGGACTACTATCTTGAAGGCCGGGATCCGATGATCCGGCGTCATGTGACGGGCGTCCTGCACGACAACCAGAGCCAGTTGATCATCCCCAATGCCGAGCTGATCTTCGGCACCGGCACACTGCCGACGGTCCCTCAGGCGCCGCTTGGCCCAGCCCCTCAGTACCCTGGCGCTCCGACGCTGTCCGGAACTCTCGCCAATGCCTGCGCAGGCCCTACCTACACCGCCACCCTGACGGCTACGGGTGGATCCACTCCGGTAACCATTCGCAAGTCTGCTGGCCCTGTAACGCTGACCATCAGCCCGTCCGGCGCCCTGAGCTGGCCTAGCCCCGAGGTTGGAACCTTCACCGTCTCTGCGCAGGCCCGCGACGCCGTCGGCCGCATCGCCAACTTCCAAGCTCAGTTCACCATCAAGCCGCTGACGTGGAACTTCACCACGTGGTTTGCAGGTGGACCGTATGCATCACCTTATGGCGTTGGGCAGGTCTTTTGGTCCGCGTTCTGGGGCAAGTATTTCTCGTGTACAGGCCCAGGGAGGAAGATCAGTGCAGACGGAATTTCTTGGCCGCAAAGTGGAACTGCGAACTACTTCAGTGGAGCTGAGAATCCGTCCAATCATGTGCTGGCATTTGCTGGTGATGCTGGGATTGTGTCCTCGGACGATGGAGGCCAGACCGTAACGCTCCGATCAAGCTTCATTATCAGCCTGGCGTCAATGCAGTTCGTGAACGGCGGGTTCCTGGCAATCGAAGGCGCCAACGTAGTGAGCGGTGGTGTAGATGCAATCAACTGGGTGCGTGGAACTAGTTTCGCCTCACTCGTAGGTAGCGGGCCGAGTTGGGCATATATGACCCATCTCGGGAAGTACGTCTTTATCTCGGGATTTGACGGGAAGGTCGCTACGTCAACCATTGACGTTGGCCCCTACACTTCATCCACCCAGGTTCCATCTTGGGGCGGGAACAGGGCTATCGGGTTGCTGTATGTGGAGCGCCTACAGAAGCTCTTCATCTACCGGAACGATGGAATCATCATCGAGACCGCTGACCTTTCTACGTTCACGGTTCGATTGAATGTAGGCGGCCTCTCTCTGACGAGCATGATCTATGTTCCAGAGATGGACGCATTGATAGCCGTTGGACAAGGAACGCAGCCCAGTACGCGCGTCAGCACGGATGGCGGACTGACGTGGCCCGGCTATACCGGTCTGAATTCCTATCGCCTCTTGGCATGGTCCCCGTCTTTGGCCCGAATGGTGGCTATCGGACAAAACGAGGCCAGCTACGCCAACGCAACCTGTGTGCTCTGACATGGCCGATACCGATCACATCCTGAAACTTCGGTACAGCACCGACCGGGGCCAGAACTGGTCTAACTGGAAGGAGCGTTCGCTGGGCGCTACTGGTGAGTACGAGGTTCGCCAGCGCTACATGCGCCTAGGCCGCAAGCGCAACTGGATCTTTGAGTTCACCACTTCCTCTGCCCGCAAGACCGACGTGATCGGCGCGGTGCTGACCCCGGAACAGACGGACGACTGATGAAGATCGCAACCGATCCAGGCTTCCTGCAGGAAGTCATGGATCACCCTGCCGTGCGTCCGTGGATTGCCCCGGACGGCGTGGATGGGCCGTTGCCGCTTGCTCGGATCTTCGACCAGGGGATCGGGATCGAGTTTGAGGGCGGCGGGTTCTTCTTCCACCGTCTGGGTGATGGGGTCGTGGAGGTGCACACGATGTTCCTGCCGCACTCCAAGGGCGTGGCGGGGTTCTGTGCGCAGGCCGCTGAGTACCTGTTCTGCGGCACTGAGGTGACCAAGATCGTCACGAAGGTGCCGGTGGACAACATCCCGGCCATGCGGCTGACCGAGCGCGTCGGGTTCCGCCTGGATTACGTGGCCGAGAAGGCCTTCCAGCGCGGCGGTGTGCCCCACGACGTGAAGCACTACAGCTGGGACATCGATCTCTGGGTACGAGGCACAGACGGCCCTGTGTGGGCGTTCAAGCGCTGCTGCGAGCTGGACAACAAGAACAAAGGGCTACGGCTGGCGTATCGCTGGGCCGTGACAAACGACGACTACTCGGTATTGGAGAGCTGATATGCCTGCTGCAGGTGCAATTGTAGGAGCGGCCGGAAGCCTGATCGGCGGCAAGATGCAGTCCGACGCGGCTGGCCGTGCTGGCGATGCGGCGTCTAACGCCTCTCAGGACGCCATCCGGGCGCAACTGGCGATGTACAACCAGAGCCGTGCGGACACGCTGCCGTATCAGGTGACTGGCAATGGCGCGCTCAATGTTCTGGCTGGGTGGTATGGGCTTCCGACCTATTCGGCGCCCATCTCCAGCGGGATCCAGATCAGCAACCCTGAGCCAGCCAAGAAGAAGAAGCGCAGCTTCTTCGACAAGGTGACCGACCCAGCCAACCTCGCCGGGCAGTTCGGGGGCACAAGCTACGACCCTATGGGGTTCTTCAGCAGCGGCAGCTCAGGCGGCGGGGGTGGCCTGCAGTTCTCGACTGGTGGCGGAACCGGGAACGCTCTGGCTGGCGGTGGAGTCTTGAATCCGGGCAGCGGCACTCCGGATTTCAGCTCCTACTATCAGACCCCTGATTTCCTCGTTGCCCGAGATGAAGGTATCAACGCGCTGGACCGGGGGGCGGCAGCCCGTGGCGGCCTGTATTCCGGTGGCGCCGACGCAGACCGGATGACCTTTGCCTCCAATCTGGGCTCCAAGGCCTTCGGAAACGCCGCAAACAACCTCTTCCGGCTGGCGGGCCTCGGCAGCCAAGCCAACAGCGAGCTCAACAACCTAGGCCAGAACACTGGCGCTCAGGTAGGCAACCAGCTCGCCAACGCAGGCAACGCCCGCGCCTCGGCCTATCTCGGCCAGGGGCAGGCCTGGAACAACGCGCTTGCCGGTGTCGGCGGTGCAATCGGTGATTACTGGGCCACTCGGAGGACCTGATGGCAAATTTCTATGACGCCTTCGCACGGGGGCAGGCCAACGGCCTTGAGCGGCAGAAGGCGGTAACGCAGCGCAACATGCTGGCGGAGCTGCAGCAGATCGGGCCGCAGGTCATTGCGGGCGACCTTGCCGCGACAGACCGCGCCTATGCGCTGGACCCGGATCGCGCCAAGGCCTTCCAGGCAGAGGGAAACCGCCAGCAGCAGCAGCTTTTCGGCCTCGCCAAGTCTCTGAAGCAGTCGGCGGCGAACCCGCAGATGCAGGCTGGCATCTACCGCTCGGCGGTCCCGTTCCTCAAGCGCAGCTTCGGCGCGGAGATCCCGGACGAGTTTGACGCTGCCTCGGTCATGCCGATTGTCGACCAGGTGCTGGCGGTGGCCGAGAACGCACCGAGCATGGGCATTGGTGGCAATGTGCAGTCGACCTACATCGACGGCAACGGCAACCGCGTCGCAATCCTGAGAGACGGCTCCCAGCGTGTGCTGGGCCCGAACAACGCATCGATCAGGGTCATGGAGCAGGAGGGAGCGTTGCCTTACGGCGTGGTGACCTCCGGTGGCCGCCCTGGCGCCGTCGTGGACATCGGTGGCGGCCAAGCCACGATGCAGGGCGCTACCGGCCAGTACACCATCGACCCGAGCCTGCCGCCCGAAGTACAGCAGCAGATCCGCGCCGCTGAGGCTGCGGGCCAGCAGGTTCCGTCCAACATGGTGCTTCCGCCGCGCTCTGGCCCAGTGCCCATCCCTACTGCTGCCCAGCGTGCGTACGGTACAGAAGCTGGTCGCAATCAGGCTCAGAACGACAACTTTGCGAACACTGCTGAGCAGGACCGCATTCTGAAAGAGCAGCAAGCGCGCATCGATGCCGAAAGGGCGCGAGCTGTCGAGCAGGCTAAATCAGAGCAGGAGCGGATATCCAATGAAAGGGCCAAGTCTGCTCAGCTGAACAATGTTGATCGTGGACTGACGCGCATTGACCAAGCTATGAAAGCCCTGTCAGGCCGATTTGTAGACACTGGTCCTATCGATGGCCGGATTATTGGCCCGACGCCGCAGGGGCAGGAGTTGGAAGCTGCAGTAGGTGCAATTCAGAACGACATGTTGGCTCTCACTCGGGTTCCTGGCATCGGCTCTCAGTCCGATCTAGAAGCAAAGATTGCCAACCTCAAGTATCCGTCGATCTATAACGCTCCCGAAGTGAACGCGAGAAACGTTGAGCAGCTCAAGGCCTTCATGAAGGATCTTCGTCAGCAGATCCAGACCTCCCCTTCACAGGGGGCGCCGTCGGCTCCGGCAGGCCGCTCAGTTACTCGTCGTGGCCGCGCATCCGATGGTCGCGCCGTAGTCCAGTACAGCGACGGGACCATCGAATATGGCAATTGATCCGTCCACCATCGTTTGGGATGACGAGCCGCAGCAGAGGACGATTCCCATGCCGCAGGCTCAGGCTGGAGGAATTGATCCGGCAACGGTGGTGTGGGATGACACGCCGATTACCGATCTTCCTCAAGTGAATGCGCTGCCTCCGGACTTCTCGGAGGTGTCTTCCACCGTAGATAGCACTGCAGCAGGACGCCAGGCTGATGGTTGGATGCCCGGTGCTGCCCGTGACCTAGCCTATGGAGCCAGGTCGGTTCTGCAAGGTGCTGGCGGCTTGCTCGGCGCTGTGGGTGGCGACGCCTTCAACAACTATGTTGCCAACCCCATCGCGCGCGCCGTAGGGATGCAGGAGGCGCGCCCGTACCGTGAGGAAGCTACTGCGCTGGCCGACCGTCTTGGCCTGCCGCAGGCTCAGACCTCTGGCGATCGCGTCCTGGGCGATGTAGGCGAGGCGCTGACCGGCACCGGCCTTACCCTCGGCATCGGCGGTGGCATCAACGCCCTGGCGAACGTGGGGCGCGGTGCGACGGCCCCAGCCACCAATCAGCTGGCGAGCTTCCTGACGGCGCAACCTGCGATGCAGGCGGTGTCCGCTGCAGGCGGTTCTGGCGCGTCGTCTCTGGCCCGTGAGTCGGGCGCATCACAGGGGAATCAGTTGCTTGCCGGTCTAGCTGGAAGTCTCGGCCCTGGTGCACTGGCAGCAGGAACGGGAGCGGCATTGCGCGGGGCTGTACGCGGTGGCTCGGGCGAGCAGATGCGCAACACGCTGGCCGACTTTGAGCGGCTTGGCGCCACGCCGTCCGTTGGGCAGGCATCGGGCAACCGTATGGTGCAGGGTGTCGAGAACCTGCTGGCTGGTGGTCCTACCAGTGCGGGGGTGATGAACCGATTCGCTACCCGTCAGGGCGAAGACATTGGCGCTGGTCTGGGTCGTTTGGCCGAGGACCTGACTCCGCGAGCCAGCGCCGAGCGGGCAGGGCGCGCCATTGAGCGTGGCGCCGAGACGTTCGCCAAGAACGTCAATGCCCAGAAGCGCGCTCTCTACTGGCAGGCCGACAGGTTCATCCCTGAGTCCACGCCGGTTGGTCTGAGCAACACCATGCAGACGGTGCAGAAGCTGACCACCCCCATGCCGGGAGCTGTAGAGACTACTGGCTCTCTGATCAACCCGCGAATCGCAGCCCTACAGCAGAACCTTGCTGCCGACCTACAGGCGGGTGGCGGCCAGATACCGTACTCGGCGCTCAAGCGCATCCGCACTGACATTGGCGAGCAGATCAGCGACTTTTCGCTGTCGCCGGAGACGCCGACTCGTGAGTTGAAGCAGCTCTATGCCTCGCTGTCTCGGGATATGGAAGCTGCAGCGCAGTCCCAAGGCCCGCAGGCCGTGGCCGCAGCAAAGCGCGCCAACAACTACACCCGGGCAGCTGCTGACCGTTTGGAGCAGGTCCAGCGCGTCATCGACAAGAACGGCGGCGGCGAAGCGATCTACAACGCCGCAATGTCAGGCACACGGGACGGTGGCACCACGCTGCGAGCGGTGATGCAGTCGCTCCCTCAGGACGGCCAGAAGGCAGTGACCAGCGCCGTGATCAAGCGCATGGGCCTAGCCAATCCTGGCGCTCAGGACGCAACCGGCGAGGCGTTCAGCGCCGCAACGTTCCTGACCAACTGGAACCGAGTCAGCCCGGAGGCCAAGCGCGCCCTGTTTGACCGTTACGGGAAGGATTTCAGCCGTGACGTGGATCGGATCGCCCGAGTGGCCGACAACGTCAAGAGTGGTTCTCAGGTGTTCGCCAATCCGTCGGGGACGGCTAACCGTGCTGCTGCTATGACCTATGGCGCTGCGCTGGTAGGCAGCCTGTTCACTGGCGGTACTTCAGGGCTTCTCGCATCTGGGCTCGGGGCGAATGGTGCGGCTCGCTGGCTGACCAACCCGAATACTGTCCAGATGCTGGCGAGGGCAACGACGTTGCCGGAAGCATCTGTGCCAGCTTTCATCAACTATCTGACGCAGCAGGCCGAGAAGACGCAAGACCCAGATATGGCAGAGCTAGCTGCCGAACTTGGACGCGCTCAGAACGAAGTAGGCAACGCCGCCAACAATCGCTAGCACGCAGATGGCCGGGACAAGGAGCAGCTTTGCGCGGCTCCAGGCGGAAAAGTCCTGGCGGTACTCACGATCCTTCTGAGCCCAATCCTTCGGCTGTCCGCCGACGTTGGAGAGGTCGAACTTTTCCTTACTCATGGCCCGGGCCTGTGGATATCTGGCCCGAATCCTACCACCCCTCTGGGCTGGCTGCTGGCGGGGCCTATTTCGGAACTCATACAGGAAGAAGCCGCCAGCACGAGTTTCGGGACACTAGGAGGGAAGGAACCGGCCGGGCGTCTGATTCAGTACCTAAGAAACAGAAAGATTTCTGACTCTGACGCAGATCCCGAGACATCCTGAGGATAAGGTTCTGCCGAACACGCCACAGCTCCTCGGTTGAGCGGCGAGTTTGGAGGTCGGAGAATGAAATCCGAGACGAGTAACCCAGATTTCCAGGTGTGGCCTGAGTTAGGCCGCAGCAGGGAAGTCTTGCTCCAAAAAGGCGAAAGCCCCGTCGGCGGCAACCGGCGAGGCCTTCTCACATCAACCCCTTGACAAGAACAAGGAGCGTGCATTGGCAAAGTTTACACGAGGAAAGTTCCGTATGAGCAAGTTGACTGGAGTCGAGCTTGACGGTTCATTTTCGCCGTTCATGCGGTGCTGTATCGGCATAGCGATCGTGCTGGTTGCAGCTGCACCCCTGGCGTATGCCCTGCAGTGGATCCGGTGGTGGTGATGATCAGGATCACTGGACAGATGACCCCCGAAGGGGCCGCCAAGGCGGCCAAGATTCGGGCATGGGCATGGGTTACGGCTGCTGTTCTCTTTGGGGCTGCCGCAATCATCCATGCAATCAGATGGTGGTAGCCCGCCGCCCCACGAACTGAACCCCGAAATCCCGCCTTGAGCGGGTTTTTTTATGCCCGAAGCCCGCCCTGAGCGGGCTTTTTCTTTGGGAGATCCCATGAGCGGACGCTTTTACGACCCGAATCCGGTCTATTTCGACATGCTGAGCAACCAGCCGGTGGCCGGTGGGTTCCTGCAGTTCTACGAGATCGGAACGACCACGCCGAAGCTCACGTGGTCTGATCAGGGGCTGACGATCCCGAACGCCAATCCTGTGCCGCTGGATAGCTCTGGCCGGGCCAACGTGAACATCTGGCTGTCTGGCTCCTACTCGGTGCGCCTGACCGACAGCCTGGGTGCGGTGATCTGGACTCGCGATGTGAGCGATGGCTCGACCGGCCAAGCCGTGATCCCGCCGATGGAGGCTGGCAAGTTCCTGACCAATGACGGCTCGGTCTACCTGTGGGGCGATGTGCTCCAGCTGCCGGACCCGACCGGCTCGGACGGCAAGGTTCCGGTTGCCAGCGGTGGCGTGTACGTCCTGCAGTCGTTCCCGTCCTATCCGACGGTGCCGGTTGTCACTGACAACTCGGTCAAGACAGGCAACATCCTGCAGCAGTGGGGCACTGGCAGCATCCCGGCCAGCGGTACGAAGCTTTCTTCGACGGTCATTACGTTCCCGACTGCCTATGTGGCGGTTCCTTATTGCACAGTCGGTATCAATCGCGGGAGCGGCGTTGTCGGTGCTGGCTTCATCGGATGCTTGGGCTGGACCGCCAGTACCACGCAGCTGACCATCTATTGGGATTTGAACATCCCGCAGCTGGGCAGTGAATACAACCTGAGCAGCCCGATCCCGATCCAGTGGAGCGCCATCGGCAAGGTAGCCAGCTGATGGTCAACCGATTCCCTGGCGAGCAGCCGCGCTTTGACCAGCCGGTAGTCGATCAGGCAGGTAGAGTGACGCAGGCGTGGGCGAACTACTTCCTGCGGTTGGCTTCGGCCCAATCCAATGACGATCTGCGCGCGCTCTATGAAGCCCTTGCGGCCCGAGTAGCGGCGCTGGAAGACGGCGACGGCGGCAGCTTCCAGATCCTCGGCCAGCAGTCCATCGCGGTGAACGGCATCCCGCAGCCAGGGCACGTGGTGATCATCACGCTGCAGGGCGACGAGGACAGCCCGGGCAATACGGAGTACTACGGCACCGGTCCGACTGGCACCAAGGGCTGGTTCCCCGTTTCGGGCACGATCACGGTCAACGGCGGCGAGCTGACGAAGACTGTCGGCCCCGATGGCGTGACCACGTTCGGCCTGGCCGATGTGGCCGACTCTGGCGCCGGCACTCTGCTCGCGATCACCCGGGATGGCAAAGGCCGGGTCACTGGCACCAAGGCAGCCACGATCACCGGTACGGCCCAGCAGATCAACGTGGCGAACGGGAATGCGGCTGCTGGCCTGCCAACCCTGTCTCTGGCCCCAGAGGTGCTGGCGGCGCTGGCTGAGGCGGTGACTGCGCTGCAGCCCAGCGATGTAACCGGCCCGAACAGCGTCAAGGTGACGCCGAACGGGTCGGGCGGCATCATCCTGCAGCTGGACAACGATCAGGCGACTCCGGCAGCGCTGACCGAGTACAGCACCAACTCGGCCGGTCAGCGTGGCTGGTGGCGACCGGCCCTGTTCGAATCTACGGGCGTCATCAACGGCGGCGCCCTAACGATCAACGCGGGCAACAATGCCCGGTTCGATATGGCGCAGGCGGTGATCGGCTACACGGACTGGAGCGTCACCCCGACGCAGCCAACCCGGGTTCTGCTGACGGTCGGGCCGTTCTCAGCCCAGGTGGTGACCAACATCGCCTCGGCCAATGCCACCTATGTCGGCATCCAGATGCCGGGCGGGACCATCGTCCAGCAGACAAGCCCGTTCTCCAATGCTCAGCGGCGCACAATCGCCCAGATCGGCGTGCTGGTGCACAGCAACAACGTCAACCTCAACGCGATCAACGATCAGGCGGCCACGATCCGAGCCGGAGTGAATCAGGTTGGCGACCTGATGATGGCAGTGGGCCCGCTGAACCTGACGGGCAACGTCTACAGCGCCAATGGCGCGAACCTCAACATCAACAAGACGGGTGGATCCATCTTCAAGATGGGCTCCAACTTCCAGGCCAACAACCTGGACCCGCACGTTGTCAGCCAGAGCTCGCAGACGGCGCTGACGTTCCGCTACCGGCTGAGCAATGGCACTGAGGGCGCTGACACCACCAGCATCAACCCGAACCAGTACGAGAGCTCTCCGGGTGTCCTGACCAACATCCCGATCCTTGGAAACCAGTGGCACGTCCAGCGGATCAGCCTGTTCCAGTCGGGACAAACCCGTATCCAGTACGGCCAGCAGCTCTATTCCAGCGCTCAGGCGGCGATCAACGGCATCACCATCGATGCCTTCAACACCGAGCAGAACATCGCCGAGAACGGGATTCTGCGGTGCTACCTGATCATCAATCGCGGTCTGCTTGGTCTTCTGGGGAGTGCCACCTTCGCGCCGGTCAGCAAGTTTGGCGCGCTTCAGGCCAGCAGCGGGGCAACCCCCGACCACAACAGCCTGCCAGGCCTGCAGGGCGGCACCTCGGGCGAGTACTACCACCTCACCTCAGCCCAGTACACGCAGCTAGTCGAGGGCGGCGCCGTGCCGTTCTTCCTCGCCAACAACACCAACTATCTCGTCCCGCAGAACCGGCAGGCCTTGTTCACGCTCCCGATTGAGTTCGGGACGGGGGCAACGATGACGGTCGATGGCGTCCTTGTGGAGGTTTCCTGATGTTCGTTCTTACCAATACCGCTGGCGCCTCGGCCACTACCCCGGCTGCGAGCAAGACGACGCTGTTCATTGATGCCAGCGGCGTGCCATCGACCAAGAGCAGTGCTGGCACCGTCACCCCGCTGCTGACGGTCCCAGCTGCCGCACTGGCCTACCAGCCTCTTGATACTGACCTGACCGGAATCGCGGGCCTGACCTATGCCGCCGACAAGTCGATCTACTACACCGGCTCGGCATGGGCGACCTACGACCTGACCGGCGTAGGCCGCGCCCTCCTTGCCGCCACCACCCAGGTGGCGCAGAGGACGGCACTTGGGGCAGCAGCAAGTGGAGCAAACACAGACATTACGTCTATCTCAGCCGATGACTTGGTTCTAAACGGCGTGAGCAGGCTGACATTGCAAGTGGCCGGAGGCACGACGACTGGGCCAAGAATTACTAGCTACCCCGCCAGCAACGTCTCATTCCCTGGGAACATCTACTACGATCTTCCAGTAACATCAAGCCAAATGCTTATTGGCCTCTATGCTGGGTCTGTGAAGAATCTAAGGGCTTATGCAACTGGCATAACATGGATTAGCGACAGGATGATTGTCGATAATCCTGCGAACAATGTTCGGCCAAACACCACCAATACAACTTCGCTAGGAACATCGACTGCAGTTTGGTCGAACCTATATGTGCAGAACGCCCCAATCGTTGGATCCGACGCCCGCCTAAAGACCGAGCCGCGCCATCTGAAGGATGCTGAATTCAAGGCGTTCTCAGCCGTCTGCCGCCTGCCGCCCGTGTGGCGCTGGCTGAGCCGTGTGCACGGTGACGAGAACTGCGAGGCAGAGGGACAGGCGGCTCGCAAGCACTTCGGCCCGACTGTGCAGGCTGCCATGCAGGTGTTCAAGGATCATGGGCTCGAGGCCTTTGAGAATGCCCCATTCTGCTACGAAGAGTGGGAGGCTGAGCCGGAACAGTGGTACGAGTGGCCTGGGAAGGAAGCCGTTCTGGACGAGGACGGAAACGAGCTTGAACCCGCCGTCGAGGCTGGCCGCGAGCTGATCCAGCCCGCGCGAGAGGCTGGCGACCGGTACAGCTTCCGCAAGGAGGAGCTGCTGTGCGGTATGGTCAGCGCTCTGGCACGGGAGATTGACGAGAAGTACGCCAAGATCGAAGCCCAGCAGGCCCAGCTGAACGACCTTGCCGCTAGGGTCGCGGCCCTAGAAGCCAAGGCCTGATCGCAGCCCCTGAGACGGGGAGGCGTATCCTCCCCGGGATGGAACTACCGTCCGATTTCAAATGGCAGTACGCCTCTGGCCTTGAGCAGATCCCGGTGACGATCAGCCACAATAGTGTGGGCGTTGCCAGGATCAGCCAGCGAGTGGATACGCTGCGTTGGCAGGTTACGCTGGACTACCACAAGGACCACCGGCAGCAGACTGTGAGGCCCTGCGAAAACCAGTGGACGGGCAGGGCTGGGATGGAGCTATGGGTGATCCGGCATCAGGACAGGCTGCGACAAGAAGTCGCAGCTCTCCTAGCAGCTAAGGAGGCGGGGAAGATTCGCCCTGCCGAGTGA